GTTGATTTAGGTGAGCCTGAAATATTTCATAGTGATCTTGAAGAAAAGAAAGCAGAGGACGCAGGTTTCACTGTAAATGAAGATGATCGCTACGCCTTTTATGAAATTCACGTTGAGATGGTTATTGAGGGATTTGATGACCGTGACGGATTAGCTGTACCTTATGTGGTTACTATTGATAAAGGTACTAATGAAGTGCTGGCAATACGCCGAAACTGGAATGAAGAAGACCCTCTGTACAACAAACGTCAACATTTTGTACATTATTGCTACATCCCCGGCTTTGGTTTCTACGGTTTGGGTCTAATCCACGTTGTTGGTGGGTATGCACAGGCTGGGACAAGTATTATTCGTCAGTTGGTTGACGCGGGTACGCTATCCAACCTCCCCGGCGGTTTAAAGACGCGAGATTTAAGAAACAAAGGGGAAGACACACCCATTGCCCCCGGCGAGTGGAGGGATGTTGACGTTGGATCGGGAAGTTTGCGAGACAACATCATGCCGCTTCCTTATAAAGAACCTAGCGCAACACTGGCAGGTTTGTTAGACACGATAACGCAAGAAGGTCGCAGGTTAGGTGCTATAAGTGACATGAATGTGTCAGACATGAGCGCAAATGCCCCCGTGGGTACGACATTAGCTTTGTTAGAGCGCACGTTAAAGCCTATGGCCGCTGTTCAGTCGCGCGTTCACTACGCGATGAAGGGCGAGTTTAAACTGATTAAAGCACTGATTGCTGAAAACGCTCCGCAGCATTACGACTACGACCCAGCTACAGGTGAGATAAACGCGGTACAGGACGATTACTTGATGGTTGAAGTGATTCCTGTGTCTGACCCCAACAGCTCAACAATGGCGCAGCGGGTTGTGCAGTACCAAACAGTTTTACAAATGTCAGAGAAAGCCCCTGAGATTTATGACCTACCTCAGTTACACCGACAGATGATAGAAGTAATAGGTGTTAAGAACGCTGACAAGCTCATACCTTTATCCGAGGACGCTGAACCACAAGACCCTGTGACTGAAAACATGGGTGTTCTTATAGGTGACCCGATTAAAGCGTTTATTCAACAAGACCACAAGGCTCACATTGCCGCTCATCAGGCGTTTATGCAAGACCCTAACATTGCCGCAACTATAGGTCAGAACCCGCAAGCACAAAAGATTATGGCTGCGTTACAGGCACACATTGCAGAGCATCTTGGTTTCTCTTACCGCAGTGACATCGCTGCTAAACTGGGTGTTGATTTACCTGCACCGGGGGAGAAGTTACCTACAGAAATAGAAAACCTTTTGTCTCGCGTAGTTGCCGATGCTGGAACGCAGGTAACAGAGCAGCATAAGAAGGAAGCTGCACAGAAACAACAGCAACAACAAGCGCAACAAGCGGCACAAGACCCCAACTTGAAAATAGCACAAGAAGCTGAGAAAACTAAGCGCATGGAAGTTGAACGCAAATCTGCTAAAGATCAGGCTGAAATGCAGTTGAGCATGAACGATCAACAACTTAAAGCACAGAAAAATCAGGCTGAAATGCAGTTGAGCATGAACGATCAACAACTTAAAGCACAGAAAAATCAAGCTGATGCACAGTTAGGTAAACGTGAGCAACAACGCAAACAAGGAAAAGATGTTGTAGATTCTGAATTAAGATTAGAGGAAATCGCTGAACAGCGCAGAAATAGTCAAATGGAAGCACAACGCTCTAACGAGCAGCTAAGTAATGAAAGGAAGGAATTGGACAGGCGTGTAGATATAGACGCTTTGCGAGTATTACTGGATAGGAATAAAAATGCCAACAAGTAAACCCGCTAAAGGTAAAGCAAAAGTTAAAATAACCTCCAGTGGAAAAAAGGTTAGCTATGGGCAAGCAGGGAAAGCAAAAGGAGGCGGTTCCCGTGTAAAAGCAGGGACTTCCAAAGGAGACAGTTACTGCGCCCGAAGTTTAGGCATTAAGAAAGGTTTATCAAAAGAAAAACAAAGTAATCCCAACACACCTAACAACTTATCACGAAAAAGATGGAAGTGTAGCGGAGCGAAGTCGAGGAAATAAGCCAATGGTAAGTGTAACAGAGGCAGTGGCAATTAAACTTAACGATTCAATTGAAGCGTTAGAGCAAACCCTAAGTCGTTGTGGCTGTAAAAGCTATGACGAATATAGGCATGTGTGCGGCCAGATTCAAGGTCTACGGACTGCACTCAGTATCCAACAAGACCTTTTGCGATTACAGGAAGAAAACGATGAGTGATGGTTCTTTAGGAAACATTAAACCCTTAAACCTAACCCCCGAAAAAACGGAAGCTGAGTTAGAATCTCAAATTCCCAAACCTGTTGGTTACCACGTTCTTGTGGCTATGCCAAAGGTAGAGAGCACCTACGGGGATTCTGACCTTATTAAGTCAACCAAGACTATGCACCATGAGTCGATTCTGTCGATGGTAGGTATCGTGCTGGATATGGGAGATTTGGCTTACAGCGACAAAGATAGGTTCCCTACAGGCCCGTGGTGCCAAGAAGGGGATTATGTCATGTTTCGCATGAATAGCGGGACTCGTTTTAAGGTTGACGGTCAAGAGTTTAGATTAATGAATGACGATAGTATTGAAGCTATTGTTGTTGATCCTAACGCCATTACTAACGTCTAAGGAGAATATCATGGCATTTGAAAAAGTAGAATTTAACTTTCCTACTGAGGAAAAGGGCGATGATTTAGAAATTGAGTCGTCCAGCGCTGTTGAATTGGATGCAGAAATACCTATTGATGTGGAAATTGTTGATGACACTCCCGAGGTGGATCGAAACCGCACTAAGTCTAAGCCACCTAGCGATGTTACCGATAGTGAATTAGATCAGTATTCTGAAAAAGTAGCTAATAGAATTAAGCACATTAGTAAGGGCTACCATGACGAGCGGCGAGAAAAAGAAAAGGTCTTACGAGAGCGGGGTGAGCTAGAAAGTTACACCCGCAACCTAATGACTGAGAATGAGAAATTGCGTCAAAATGTAGGTAAAAGTCAGGCCACCATGTTCAATCAGGCTAAAATAGCTGTGGGGCGCGACATGGAAAAAGCCAAAGCTGACTACAAAAGTGCGTATGAAGCGGGGGATGCTGATAAATTAGTGGAAGCGCAAGCAAAAATAAGCGCTGTAACTTTACGAATTGATAAATTATCTCAAATTAAACAACCCCCTTTACAAGGCGATGAAAATAAGGTAAAACAACAACAACAGCAGCAGCAGCAGCAGCAGCAGTACGAGCAGCAGCAACAACAGCAACAGTACGAGCAGCAGCAGCAGCAGCAAGCCCCACAAGTTGACGACAGGGCTAAAGAATGGGCTGATGAGAACAAATGGTTTGGGCCAAATAAGCAAATGACCGCTTTGGCCTTGGGTTTCCATAACGAGTTAGTGGAAGATCATGGGCTTAACCCAACCAGTGATGAATACTACGAGAAGATTGATTCTCGTATGCGCGAAGTCTTTCCCGATAGTTTCGAGGAAGCTTCAAATAACGACGATGGGCAGAGAACAAGAAAGAGAACTAATGTAGTAGCGTCAGCAACCCGAACAACCGCCCCTAAAAAGGTAAAACTGACACGCTCACAGGTCTCAATTGCGAAGAAGCTCGGAGTTCCGCTAGAAGATTACGCCAAACAGGTTGCTAATGATATGTCGAGGGAAAGATAATGGCTGAAAAACGCGAAAGCAGAGAACTGGATAACCGCGAAAGCGAAAAACGGACAAGCCACTGGAAAGCTCCAGAGGTTTTGCCTGAACCAACCCCACAAAAGGGTTTTGGTTTTCGTTGGGTGCGAGTCAGTTCAATGGGCGACATTGATGCTGGAAATGTTTCCTCGAAACTTAGAGAAGGATGGGTGCCTTGCAAGGCAACAGAACACCCTGAGATTTTCCTTGCCAGTATTGAGCAAGAAAGATTTAAAGATAACATTGTTATCAGTGGTTTGATGTTATGCAAAGCACCTGTAGAAATGATTGAGGAGCGATCCGCCTACTACAACAATCAGGCAAAATCGCAAATGGAATCAGTCGATAACAACTTAATGCGAGAGAATGACTCAAGGATGCCTCTTTTTAATGAGCGGCAGTCAAAGGTCTCTTTCGGAAACGGTAATTAACTTTAGGAGTACACAAGTATGACAGCAGTAGCTGCTCCATACGGGCTAAAGCCCATCAACTTGATCGGGGGTCAAGTGTTTGCTGGCGCAACGCGCCAAATCCCGATCTTAAACGGATACACCACAAGTATATTTAATGGTGATCTAGTTAAACTGGTAACCTCCGGTAATGTGGAAAAAGATGTTGGAACCACAGCAGCCACACCCGTTGGTATTTTTCTTGGATGTTCGTACACTGATTCTGTTCGTGGGTTTACCCAAAGTCAGTATTGGCCTGCCTCTCAAGTAGCAACAGACGCAGTTGCTTATGTTTGTGACGACCCTGATGTTTTGTTTAAAGTAGCTATTGTGTCAGGCACAACAGTTATTGTCGGTAAGGCACGAGCCGATCTAGTTGGTGGTAACTTACAGCTAGTACAGAACGCAGGTGTTACGGCATCAGGCAATTCCAAGGTAGCTGCAAACAATACAGCCGCCACCACCGCGACATTCCCTTTGCGGGTTGTTGATGTAGTCGAAGACTCTACAGATGCCAACGGGTTGTATACCGAAGTCATTTGCAAGTTCATCGTACATCAGTACAACACCGCACTCGGTCTGGCATAAAGGAGTAAATAACAATGGCTATTTCACGCGCACAGCTATTAAAGGAACTCCTGCCGGGGCTTAACGCCTTGTTCGGTCTGGAGTACAAGAAGTACGAACAAGAGCATAAGATGATCTTTGAAAATGACTCATCGGATCGCTCTTTTGAAGAAGAAACAAAACTTTCAGGCTTTGGTGCCGCTCCTGTAAAGGATGAAGGTTCCGCAATTGCCTACGATAATGGGCAAGAAGCATGGACTGCTCGTTACGCCCATGAAACTATCGCAATGGGCTTTTCTCTTACCGAGGAAGCTGTTGAGGATAACTTGTATGGCTCTTTGTCATCTCGTTATACCAAAGCATTGGCACGGGCAATGGCGTACACCAAGCAAGTTAAAGGTGCCGCTATCTTGAACGGAGCATTTACTGGCGCTACTTATGGTGACGGAGTGGCTTTGTGTGCCACCAATCACCCTCTGGTCAGTGGTGGTGTAAACTCAAACGAGCTGGCAACCCCAGCAGACTTGAGCGAAACCTCTCTGGAAGCTGCGGTAATTCAGATCGGTGCATGGACAGATGAGCGCGGTCTTTTGATTGCAGCTCGACCTAAAAAGTTGGTTATCCCATCAGCTCTGCAATTTATTGCAACACGCATTCTGGAAACAGACCTGCGCGTAGGAACTGCTGATAATGATACTAACGCACTGAGAACCAATGGCGCGATTCCTGAAGGATATGGTATTAACCACTATCTGACGGAGCCGGGAGCTTGGTTCTTGACGACTGATGTTCCAAACGCTCTGAAGCATTTTACTCGTACTGCAATGTCAACATCTATGGATGGGGATTTTGATACGGGCAATGCTCGGTACAAGGCAAGAGAACGATACTCCTTTGGTGTATCTGATCCCCTTGGTATCTTTGGAAGCGCAGGGGCGTAAGCTCACTGAGGTTCAACTAAGCCGCCTTCGGGCGGTTTTTTTATGGGTTGCATCTTTAACTAATTACGGTAAACTCAAGGTTCAATCTGGAAAAACTAGCTTTGAAGACCGCCCAGACGGACGTTACGAAGACTTCAAGGCAAAATCCTTTCGTAAAAGGTAGCATATCATGGCATTAACTACATTTTCAGGCCCAGTTAAATCAAATAATGGCTTTATTACAGGTGGCGCGGGTTCTTCTGTTGCTATTACGGCAGACACCTCTTTGACCGTTGCCGCTCACGCGGGAAGAACGCTTTTAGTATCAGACGCAGATTGCGTTATAACCTTGCCCTCTATTGAAAATGTAGGGACTAGGGCGACTAACATGTTGGGTACTCAATTCAACATCTACATAGCACTTGCCGCCACAAGTCTGACAATAGTGACAGACGGCGTTGATAAGTATAGGGGTCGCATCACAGTAGCTGTAGGCGCTGCCGCAACTGCAAAAGACTTTTTCCCCGCAGATGCTAACGACATCATCACTCTAAACGGCACCACAAAGGGTGGTCTTGTTGGAACTTACCTTAGAATTACGGCAATTGCTGATAATACTTATCTTGTTGAAGCTACGGTAAACGGATCAGGTGCTCCCGCGACTCCATTTAGCGGATCGTAATTTACATAATACGGAGTAATTTATGGCAACTTCAAATTATGTAGGCTTTGGTAATGTTACCGCTAACGGTTCAACTGATTTTGTGTCTTGCAGAGGTTGGACTACATTGGCTGTGCATATAGACAGTGGCAGCGGTACATGGACTTGGGAATTCAAAGGCGTTGACGGAGTTACGCGAACAATTCTCGGATCAGCCACCAACACCGCAGCGTTAACCTTTACCGCTAGCAACATGGTCAATGTGTTTTTTGGTTCGGATGTTCGGGTAAGAGGGACTCTTTCAAGTTCCACAACACCAAGTTTTGATTACCAGATCATGGGTAACCCGTCAAACAGGGAAGGTTGACATGGGGTTATACCGAAGCATAGCCTCCTGCTTAGACAGGGGAGTGGATGCACCTGTAAACAGGGAAGTTACAGGGTCTGGTGCGTTGGGGTACTTTTACTTTAATGGCACTGATCAATACGCTACAGTGGCAATGACTCAGTCGGAAGAAAAGTGGGAGTATAAGGCTAGGTTTACTGTACCTCCTCGGGGAAAAGTTAACTATATAGTAGACTCGGCTAGCCACAATGCTCTTTATGTAACCTCCACAGGTACGGTTAAAGTGGAATATGCAGCAGCGTCAGACGGCAGTCTTGTTTCGCTTGAAACAGCAGCTTTAGCGGTGGGTTCTTATAATACAATATCAGTCGCTCATTGGTATGGTGTTGTCGTTCTTGTAGTAAACAACGGCACTCCAATCTCAGGGGCCGATGCTGCCGATGCTCAAAGTCCATTTACACGAATTGGTAGAAAAAACGGCAGCAGTAACTCTTATTTCACAGGTCGGATATACAATTTTTCACTGGGAACCAATCCCACCGGGAGTTCCTTTGTTGTCCAAAACAACTGGAACTTTAACGAAGGCTCTGGAACAACTTTTATAGACACCGTTGGCTCTGCCAATGCAACTATTGTTAACCTCGGCTCTGCTGGCGGCGGTTGGGATTATTAAACTAAAGGTAACTTGTTATGAATAAAATGAAATATCAAGCGGGCGGAGCAGTGGATTCGACAGATGACATTTCTGCCGAAAAACTAAAAAAATTAATGCAGCAGCAAAAAGACGCTGCGATGGATGAAAACATGCAAGAAGGCATGGAAAACTATAATAAACGCAGGGTTGGGGGACAGGCTGCAAAAGACGAAGCGGCAGCAAAGAAAGCGGCAGCAAAGAAAGCGGCAGCAAAGCCCAAGCCAGTTGATCCAGAAGGTATGAACATGGGTGGCATGGTTGGCTACAAAAGCGGCGGCAAGGTGCGTGGTTGTGGTATAGCCACACAAGGCGTAAGAAAGGCCAAAGGTACATACTAATGGCTACGTCTGGAACCACCTCATTTAACCTAGACTTCACTGAAATAGCAGAGGAAGCGTGGGAACGTGCGGGTCGAGCAATGCGGTCAGGGTATGACTTACGCACAGCGCGTAGGTCTATGAATCTCATGCTGATCGAGTGGCAGAACAAAGGGCTAAACATGTGGACGATTGACGAAGGGCAAGTTGCCTTGGTTAAAAGTCAAGTGACCTACCCTTTACCAGCCGATACCATTGACTTGTTAGAGCATGTCCTTAGAACAGGCACAGGATCGTCGCAAACCGATCTGTCAATGAGTAGAATTAGCGTAAGCACTTATTCCACCATACCCAATAAACTCACAGAAGGGAGACCTTTGCAGATTTTAATTAATCGCTTAGAAACTCCTAGCGTGACAGTGTGGCCTGTTCCAAACAATGGAACCTACACATTACGGTACTGGCGTATGCGTAGAATACAGGACGCGGGTGCGGGTATAGAAACCTCCGATATGACATTTCGTTTTTATCCAGCCCTTGTTGCTGGTTTGGCTTATCATATTGCTATGAAAGTACCTGAGCTAGCCACTCGCATTGATATGTTAAAAGCCGTATACGATGAACAATACAATATGGCCGCTTCTGAAGATAGAGAAAAAGCAACGTGGTCAATAGTTCCAAGAGTGAGTAGGCTTAGGTGAGTTCTTCCTTTGCTTTCGGTAAAATAGCAAACGGAATCTGTGACCGTTGTGGTTTTCAATATAAGCTAAACACGCTTAAACGTATTGTTAAGAATAGATCAACGGTAAACATTTTGGTTTGCCCCCAATGCTGGGAACCCGATCACCCGCAGAACCATTTAGGCGAATTGCCTGTGTACGACCCACAGGCGTTACGTGACCCAAGGCCACAAGGTTCTGATGCTGGCCCTCTCCCTGACCCAGCTTTTTACACTTTTGCCGATGTTTCAAACAGTAGTGTTGTCAGTTCATCAGAACTGGTTTCAACAGAAACAATTGGAAGCTTAACCGCATTTCCCGCTTTACCTACAGATTTTACTTCAGCGGGGGTTTCAATGACCGCCGATGGAACAAAAGGGTTGGCTTGGCCCAACAGTTTACTAATAGATAATATCCTCCACCTCACAGGTTTTACAATGCACTACGAGGTGGAAACTGAAGCGTTTGGTTATACAAAAACAGGACTTGCTGCGGCAGGCGATACAATGGGTCTGCTTTTTCACGAAACTGCCGCAAAACAGTTAGGGTTTTTTAGGCTTCAGGGTCTCAACAATTGGAGCGACCGAACCGGAACTGTACCTGTTATGACTAACAGTTTTAATGGTTACGGTATTCCAACAGAACTCACTCATTATGATTATGATTTTTCAGTAACTAAGTTACAAGTCGGTTATCGTATGGATGTGTATAT